GATGTTGATGAAGATATTACGGATGTTGATGAAGATATTACTGACGCTGATGTAGTAGCCGATACTGATGTAGTAAATGATTCCGATGAAGTGATTATTGAAGAAGATATTGATGAAGAGGCTGCTGAGGATCAAGTAGCTATTGAGGATGAAGCTTCTGAGGATGAATTAGTAGAAGAAGATGAAGAAGCAGCTGAGGATCAAGTAGTGGAAGAAGCTATTGAGGATGAATTAGTGGAAGAAGAAGCTGAAGAATCAGATGAAAATGTTTCAACTGAAGAGGAAGTTGTCACTGAAGATGAATTAGAAGATCAAGAAGATATAAAGGAAGAAAAAGTGCAAACTGTGGTTGAAGAAGAAGAAGAGCAATCAGAAGAAGAGGTTTTTGAAATTGAGATCGATGATGTAACATATTTTGCAACCGATGAAGAAAATGGAATTTTATACGAAGTTGATAAAGATGGAGAAGTAGGAAAAAAGGTAGGAATAATCAAAGATGGCGAACCGATTTTTTCGTAATATAATATAAGTAATCATGGTTGATTTATGCCCCCCTGCATTAATTTATATTGCATTTTCATTAACTCAAGTAGTTATAGATACATTTAAAGGTTTATATAATACCGCTTTTTTCAAATTTATTGTGATGATTATCATTACTTTTTTGTTGAATGCATTATGTCAGTCAGGCATGACTATTGTATCGTGGATAATTGTATTTATTCCATTTATTTTTATGTCTGTAATAGTTGCAATACTTTTATATGTTTTTGGTCTAGATGCAGCAACAGGAACCTTAAATTTCAAATGTGATGATTGTGAACCTGAAGAAAAAACAGGTAATTTAATTTATTCATCCACCACATATACAAGACCTGTGAAAAATACTACAGCTACAGTTAACCGTGTTTATGTGGATACATCTTATTCCGATACTCCGTCAGAAGAAACTAACAATTATTATTCTTCGCCTCCAGAGTCGTCTGATCCACAATATGAAAGTTTTGTAAATTAAATTATAAAACAAATATTTAAAAATTAAATATTTAAAAATTACTGTATATTTAATTTATTAAAAATGGTTCAAGTATATTTAGCTATATTTTCATTAATTGAATTCTTATCATTTAAATCTAATTTTTTAAAAAGTATTGGTATTAAGTTATTATATAATAATATATATTTTTACAGTGCATGTCAGATCCAGTGCAATAAAGTATATAATTATTTATTACCATATTTAAAAAATCATGCAATAATTAATCAAATTATAATTGAACAATTCAATTCCGATACTAACAAACTAACTAATATTGTAGAAAAGGACTTACAAAAGGTTGTTAATAATACATTATATATTGCATCTAAAGTCGAGAATATAAGGAAAAATAATTCATCAATAATAAATAAACTAATTATTGATAAAAAATATTTATGTTTTGCATTTGATGTATCTAACATAAGATTTATATCATTGTATTTAAATTATAATGGGGACAGGTTTAATGTAAATTTAAAAACAGATGAAATTAATTATTATTTAGTAGGAAACAAAATCGACAAATATTTCGTGCAATATTATATAAATACTGTTTTATGTTTAAAATTTTCTTATGCAGAGCCAGAAATAACAACATATGAATTAGAATTAATTGATCATGAAGTGAATATGGTTTATTTAACTTCTGAACAATCTATAATTATAGATAAAGATGCTTATTATATTATAAATAATAAAGAAGATGAATTAGTAGAAGAAAAGGTATTTAATATTTAAAATGCATATTTAAATTATTTTTTAATTATATTAATAAAATAATTTAAAAAAAATTGAACTTATATATCTATAATGGTTACTCCTCAAATAGCAATAACAATGAATACTAAAAGTAATACCAGTAGTAACAGTGCAAGCGCCAGCAGCACAATCGCTCTCACTCATCCATTGAGAAATAAATGGAATTTGTGGGCACATTTACCACAAGATAGCGATTGGACTGTTAAAAGTTATAGATTAATTTCCTCTATTAAAACCCTAGAAGATTCTATTGTGATGACTGAGACAACTCCAGATCCATTAATTAAAGCATGCATGCTGTTTGTTATGAAGGATGGAATTGCCCCCATGTGGGAAGATCCAAAAAATAGAAATGGTGGTAGCTTTTCATACAAAGTCTCAAACAAAAATGTATGCGAGGTTTGGAGAGAATTAAATTATGTGCTTGTAGGTGAAACAATTAGCAACACTGCTTCATTTGTTAATTGTGTAACAGGAATAACCATTTCCCCAAAGAAGAATTTCTGCATTATAAAAATTTGGATGTCAAATTGCGACAATCAGAATCCAGCAAATGTGACAACCGAAGTCAAGGGTTTAATTCCTCAGGGCTGCATTTTCAAGAAGCACACGCCAGAGTTTTAATTTAATTATACAATAAAATAATAAAACTACTAAACTACTAAATTAGCTATAAATATAATTATATTTATAATTATTTAAATACTATTTTAAAGTTAAAATATAACAAATGAAATTTCCATTTATTATTTTTTTTCGTCATGATAAATATAGTCAAGTTGACAAATTTTTTGAAACAAATACAGCAACCCTCGATTGTAGCATATATATAACTAATAATTATAAAAAGGTCGAAAAAATACACAATGCAAACTTCCATTTATTAATTACTTATGGGCAAACTGATACAGAATATAATGATGAATTGTTGCAAGTTATTTCTGAAAAGATGTTTGTAAAACGATTGCACTTAACTTCAATACCAGATGTTGCAACATTTAATAAATATATTAATGTCAAATTTATCACTAATTGTTCTTTATCAAGAGAGTTTTTGAGGCCTACTTTTTCACTTTTTACATCTTCTTTTAATTCATTTCATAAGATCATACGTGTATATGAAAGTCTAAAAGTGCAAACGCTTAAGGACTGGGAATGGGTAATTATGGATGACTCACCTGATGATAAACATTTTCAATTTCTAAGAAAAAATTTTAATAATGATAGTCGAATAAGATTTTACAGACATTCACAAAATAATGGCAGTATAGGAAATGTAAAAAATGAAACAATTGGTTTATGTCGAGGAAAATATGTATTAGAAATGGATCATGATGATGAAATTTTGCCGGATGTTTTACAAGATGCTGCCAATTTATTTGATAAGTGTCCAGAGGTAGGGTTTATATATATGGATTGTATTTGTGTATATGAATCTGGTGAAAATCAGTGGTATGGTGATTTTATTTGCAAGGGGTATGGTGGATATTATTCGATAAAATATAAGGACAAGTGGCGATTAGTATATATTACACCTAACATAAATAATATTACATTAAGTCATTTAGTTTGCTGTCCAAATCATCCGCGAATATGGCGTCGAGAATTTTTATTGGAATTAGGCAGTTATAGCGAACATTTGCATATATGCGATGACTATGAGATTTTGATAAGGACAGGAATCAGTGCAACTGATAAAAAAGGGTATAAATCAGCAAAAATCCATAAATTAGGTTATATTCAATATATGAATGACGATGAAAATAATTTTTCACTTATTAGAAATAATGAGATTAATCGTATAGGTCCTAAATATATTAGTCCAATTTATTATGACACATATAATATTCATGAAAAAATGAAAGAAATTGATGCATATGAAGATGAAAAATATATAGATGAACATTCTAAGATTTGGTTGAGGGATCCAGCTACTTATACTAACAAATACTGCAACTTGTTAGTTAACCCAGATGCAAATTATCAAATTTGTATTATTGGATATGATAGTTTGCTTTATAATCTAGAACGTATTAGATCACTTTTAAACACAAATACAAAAGAAAATACAGATTTCAAGTATGATTTTATTTTGTTAGAAAGTAAATGCACAAATGAATACATTTGGTCAAGATTAGACTATTTAAAACTAGATAAAATAAAATGTTATTCATTAATAGATCATACAAATGAAGAACTAACAAATTATTTTAAAGTCATGTATTTATCGACTGAAAAATATGAAATCTTAGATATAGGTATCCAAAGACCAAAATATAATGCACCAACATTTAATAACAGACACGATATTATTAACTTGGTAACTAACAAAACAAACAAATACTTAGAAATTGGTGTAGAAAGTGGATATACTTATAAGAATGTCCATTTTTTAAAAAATAAAAAAACTGGCGTAGATCCTGATCCAAAATATAATGATTCAAGTATTGTTAAATGCACATCAGATGATTTTTTTAAAAAATCATTGAAAACTTATGATGTAATATTTATAGATGGTATGCATCATGCAGAAAATGTATTGCGAGATTTCAACAATAGTATCAAAGTGTTAAACAATAATGGATCCATTTTTATAGATGATATTATACCGTTGAATTATAATGAACAGCTTAAAATCCCAGAAAGACATTACTACGAGAATGGTATTTTAAAATATGGAGAAGAATGGACAGGGGATATTTGGAAACTAATTTATTATTTGTTAGTTCATTACAAAGATGCTTTGTTGTTTTCCTATTATTATAATATTAATTACAGAGGAGTTGCGCATATTAAAATTAAAGATTTTGATAAAAAACTTGATAAAAAAATAAAAATATCAGAAGATGCATTAGAAGAAATAAATAAATATGAATATTTTAAAGATTTTAATAATTATTTGCAATTGTTGTCAACATATATAATATAAAACAAATATATAAAACAAATATATAAAACAAATATATAAAACAAATATATAAAATATAATTAGTTAAATATAACAAATTTAATTAATTATAATAAATAATGGAATTTACAATTACCGAAAATCTTAACGAAAAGATTAATGAGACTCCAAGTATTTGTTTAAATATGATTGTTAAAAATGAATCGCATATAATACTTAAAACATTGGAAAAATTATGCAGCAAAATACAGTTCAGCTACTGGGTTATTTGTGATACAGGATCTACCGATAATACAAAAGAAATAATTCATGATTTTTTTAAGAGTAAAGGTATTAAGGGTGAACTACATATTGACAAATGGAAAAACTTTGCACATAACCGAACACTAGCATTAATGTGTGCTTTTCAAAAAACAGATTTACTTCTTGTATTTGATGCAGATGATGAAATTGTTGGTGATATTGAGATGCCAAAAGTAGGAGATCAAATATTTGACGAATATCATTTAAAGTTTGGATCTCCAGCAGGAATTGCTTATACTCGAGTTTTGTTAATCAACAATAAAAAACGCTTCATGTATCAATCTGTATTACATGAATTTATTTGTTGTTTAGAACCAAATTCAACTAACACTATAATTGACGGCAACTATTTTGTTGTTTCCGGGCGCAGCGGCAGTAGAAGCCAGGATCCAGAAAAGTATTTGAAGGATGCAAAAATTTTAGAAGCAGCTCATGCAGAAGCTCTTGAAATAAAAGATCCATTATACCGTAGATATGCCTTTTATTGTGCAAACAGTTATAAGGACTATGGTTCCTTTGAAGAAGCCATCAAGTGGTATAAAATAACACTAAGTCAAGATAATTGGGAACAAGAACATTATCTATCATGTTTATACATTTATGATTGTTTTGAGAAATTACATCAAAGAGAAAATGGATTCTTTTATTTAGTTAAAGCATTCAGATATGATCAAGAAAGAGTAGAATGTATTTATCCTTTGTTAGTTCATTATTGTTGCGAAGGTCAAAATCAAATAGCTTACAATTATTACTTAAATATTAAAGATTATTATGAGAATCGTTATTTGAACGCAAATATAGACAAAAAATTGTTTGTAGCTATAGATAAATACAATTTTTTTGTTCCTTACTACATGATATTAATTGCAGATAAAGTGCAAGACTTTGATTGTGTTATTAAAATGTTTGAAATTATTTTCATTAAAAAATATCCTGTAATAGATGTCTGGTATGTTAAGAACTTATTATATAATTTGCAGTTTTTTATTCAACATGTGAAACCAGATAAAATGAAACAATTTATTGATCTAACTGATGAATATATTCGTATTTTATATAATGCAAGTGTGCCATTGAATACATTTGATTATTTAAAAGATTATGATACACGCTTTGGGATTAATATCAGTTATATTTATCCAAAAACAATTATAGATAAATCAATTATATTTACTAAAGAAGAATGTGAATCCAGCAAAAATATTTTATTTTATACAGGATTTTCAGATATTGATTGGAATTATTCTTATATACAAAATAATGCATTAGGTGGTTCAGAAAAAGCAGTTGCCTATCTTAGCAGAACTTTTCCAAAAGATTATAACGTTTACGTTGCAGGAGTTGTAGGAAATGAAAGTTTTGATAATATTACATATGTTAGACTGAATGATATTGAAAATTTAATAAAAACAACTGCATTTCACACAGTAATTGTGTCCAGATATATTTCATTTTATGAAATGTTTAAAGAATGTTCTTTTTATCAATCTTATATTTGGGCACATGATACTCAGCTAATTCCATATGGTTGCAATTTAAATCAAAATCAAATATTAACTAAATGGGACAACTACATTACAGGATGTATATGCTTAACATTTTGGCATAAAGAACAATTTATTACAAAATATCCTGAACTATCAAATAAAATAACAGTAATAAATAATGGACTAGATCTAGATAGTTTTCCTAATGCAACAACTGCAAAAAAAACAAAAAAACAATCCAATAAATTTATTTATTCATCCAGACCTGAAAGAGGCTTAGATATTTTGTTAGGTTTATGGCCACAGATTATTGATGCATTACCAGATGCAGAATTAGTCATATCTAATTATGGTGTAGAACCCGAACCTGAATTAATGAATATAATTAAAAAACATGACAATATTAAGTATTTGGGAAAGTTAAATACACAACAGTTATATGCAGAGATGCAAACGGCTGAATATTGGTTATATCCTACTCATTGGCCAGAAACTTCTTGCATTACAGCTCTAGAAATGTTAATGTCTGAAGTTATTTGTTTATATTATCCTGTAGCTGCATTGCCATTTACCATTAATAAATATGGAATAGAGGTGAAATTAGGTAATGAAATTGAAGCTATAGTTAATTTGACAGTTGCACAAAAAACCAATTTAAGAAAAAATGGCAAGATCTATGCCGAATCATGTAGTTGGAAAAACAGAGCAAATATCTGGTGTGAACTATTATTTAATAAAAAACAAATATTATTCTTTTTACCTTCATGGTATGCTGTAGATAGAATAGCGGATTATTTTGATAGTTTTAAAGATACATATGATGTAGTATATACTAGTGATGCTAGCTATGCCTACACATTAACCCCTGAAAAAGTGTATTTTGTTATGTATGTATCTAATGAAGAGGTTTATAGATATTTTTTTAATAAAAATATAGAAACAAGCATTTTAAATTCTGAACCATTAAATTTAACAGATCGAATATCAAGTTTAAAAACCTGTATAGATAAATTTAAAGATATTAAAATATATGATTACAGTTTATCAAATATAAAAATTTTAAATAATAATGGTTACATGAATACACATCATTTAGGATATAATATAAATGATAAAGAAACAACATTTTTAAAAAATATAAATAAAAATACAAAAAAAATATATGATTTTGGAATAATTTCAGTTGAAAACCCAGTAACATTAAAAAGAAGAGCAGATGTAGTTAATTATTTAATTAAAAATAATTATTCCGTTAAAGTAATTCAAGGATGGAAAGAAGATCGAGATAAACAAATAGCATCTTGTTCTGTATTATTAAATATTCACGGTTCTTTAAATTCTGAAAAATCAGATATATTTGAGCACATTAGGTGTGACAGATTGTTAGAAGCAGGATTTGATATTTTATCAGAAAGTTCATTATATTTAGATGATACATTTATAAATAGTTATCCAACATTAAAAATAATCAATTATGAAGATTTTTTTACTATTAATACTGATACATATAAAAATTTAGATTTTATAAATAAAAAACAACATTTTACAAAAAAAATAATAGATTGTTTTACTTTTTATAATGAAATAAATATGCTAACATACAGACTAAATGTATTAGATGATATAGTTGATTATTTTATTTTAGTAGAAGCTAACCAAACCCATGTTGGTAACCCTAAACCTCTATTTTATAATGAAAATAAACATTTATTTGAAAAATTTAACAAAAAAATTATTCATATTATAGCAGACTTACCATTTGATAATAATAAAATAAATATTGCAAATGATGATCAATGGACAAATGAAAAAATTCAAAGAAATCATATTAGTAAAGGAATAGATATACTGAAAAATCGAAATGAGATAAATGATGATGACTATATAATTATTGCTGATGTAGATGAAATTCCTGATCCACAAACATTATTGCAAATGAAAATTAATATTACAAATAATGCCATAAATGTGCTAGAACAAGATTTTTATTATTATAATTTGAAAAGTAAGCGTCATGAATATTGGTATCATTCTAGATTTCTTTCTTATAAAAAATATAAAGATTTAAATATATCATGTGATAATATTCGATTTTTAAATAATAATGTTGTTATGGTTAAAAAAGGAGGTTGGCATTTAAGTTATTTTGGAGATGCAGCTTTTATAAAAAATAAACTAGAAAATTTTGCGCATCAAGAATTCAATTCTAATACATATACAGATGTAGACAAAATAAATCAAAAAATAAATGAAGGATTAGATCTATTTAATCGTGATATAAATGATAAATCAAATAGCATACAACAAATATCTATTAATGATAATTCATATTTACCTGCACTTTATGATACATATTTAACCGCTTTTTATATTAAACCTAAACCTAAAATATTTTGTGTTATACATAGTTGCACACTTTCTGCTACTGGAACCAAAACTCTTGATTTTTTAGTAAAAGTTATTAATAAAACGGGTTTTATTGATATAGTTGATAATGTATTTATAAATAATATTGGATCTCCAATTGAAAATATATATAATGAATCAAATGATAAATATGTTGTAATAAATTATTCTGACAATACATCATTATTTGAATATCCTAGTTTAAATTTAATTAAACAAATTTCAAAAAATAATCCGGATAGTTATATATTATATTTACACACTAAAGGAATAACTAGATCTGGTCAACATCTAAATAATGTTAATGATTGGATCAACATGATGTTATACTTTTTGGTTGAAAAGTATGATGAATGTATCAATCAATTGAATAAAAATTATGATACCGTTGGATGTAATTACCATCTTGCTACCCATTATTGTCCTGTGCATTATTCTGGCAATTTTTGGTGGAGTAAATCAAGTTATATTGATAAATTGCATTTATTAGATGAAAAAAATGTTGATAAAGCATATGCAGAGTTTTGGTTATTTAAATCAAATCCTAAATATTATACTATACATTCATCTGGCAATGTTCATCATTATTTTGAATCGTATCCAATGGAAAGATACTCTTATAATTCTATTATACAACAAATATGTAATCAAAAATAAATAATTAAATAAATTTAAATATTTTAGATAAAATAAATAATTATGTTATCTAATTAATATAAAATTATCTCTCCGTAGAGAAGAAGAACACCTGAAATAGTCTACCATTTTCTTTTTTGTCTCCAAAATAATCCATTGACATGTGGTAGTTATGTGCATGAAATAATATCAGTCGATTAAAAACATTTCCCACTCGATCTACCAAATCCCATTTTGTTAGATCTTGTGTAAACCGATCAATAGTTTTTTGATTATTTAAACATTTTGTGTCTTCTTGACTCATTGTTCCGTCGTAAAACCGATAGAACGCTGTTCCTGCTGATAATGGTGCATCTGGTGTTAAAAATACAACACCAGCCCAATTATTCCATTTGTCTGTATGTATCCATGATCTATCACTTGCTACCGTATATTGAAATGCGCCATTATATATACTTGCCGCATCAGATAAGTCTACTTTAGGAATAGGAAATTGCGTTATTTTCCCAGCAAATGGTTCTACATATTTTTCTATAATTTGTTTCAAATCTTCAGTTGCATAAGAGATTGTTCTTTGTCCAGGATAATTTCCTTTTACTGAAAATTCTTGGGTTAAAATATATTTTCTTACATCATGTGCATTATTATAAAAATTATCGACAACAATTATGCTAGCTGTTGGTCGCCGTGGTTTCAAAGATTCTATTTGTGTTTTCCTTTTAAAATCCAAAGTAATATCATCTTCTGATTGTTCTTCGGTTATATCTCCTAAATCAATAATTATATTAGTATTACTGAACATTATTTGGTATAGTTATTTATTGATTAATATTTAATATTTAATATATTTTATAATTTAATAGTTTAAAATATATTGAATTCAGATTATAGTAAATTTATACCTAATATTCTAAGGAACTGGAAAAGGTCTTTGACCTTTTGGAACTGTTAAAGGAACAGGCATGATAACATCTGGCATTTTAAAAACATTTGCGGTTTTTAAGCATTTTAATTCTGGAGTTAGACAAGGTGCTGGATTAACTAAATTGGTTGCATTAATGCCAAATAAAAACGACTCAATATCAGCCGGATTGTAAGATAATGTAGTCCAAGGAAGTTGTCCCGGATTTAAACCATTGCCCGCTAATCTAGTATCACATGCTGTTCCATTTGCACCATTGGCATATAACAACCATGCGGAAGAGTCTGTATATTGTTTTTGATCTAAACAATAATTACCGGGTGTATTTTTATTGCGTGTAGCAGCCATTTATATATATTTATAATTTTATTTTCATTTTCATTTTCATTTTCATTTTTAAATTAATTCTTCTTAAAAAGACTAATTGTTTTGTCTTTTAATCGATCTAATAGATTCGGATCTACATCATCTACCGTAAATAATTGACAAATACATTTATGCGTTATATAAAATACATGCTGACTAAATAAAGTGATGAAAATTACATACTCTGCATTACGTCGCACATTATCTATTTCAGTTGGTGTTCCCGAAACGCTAGTAAAGTCAATCAATTCATTTTTAACTTCATCTAAAAACTGCTTAAATTTTGTATTATCAATCATCTTCTTTATTACTCTTTTAATTCCCGCATCCATATTTGGATCATTGATTGTTTCCACTTCAAATACAGATAACAATTCGTCTCGATATAATTTTTCACATATAAGATGCACATCATCCATTGTGTATTCGATGTCTTCACAATCATCATCATCATCGTCATCATCATCTTCTTTAACATCTTTTTTTGGTTCTTCGACTATTTGTATAACTTTTACAGGTTCTATAACAGGTTCTATAACAGGTTCTACAACAGTTTCAACTTTTACTGCCTTCTTTCTACCTCTTTTTTTAGGTTCTTCTATTTGTGCTTGCACTGGTTCTACAGGGTCTGCTTTTTTTTTGCCACCCTTCTTTTTTACAGGTTTTGCTTGCTCTAAAGCAGCTTTTATCTGGTTTTCTTTTTCTAAAATAGCCGCCGCAACTTTAGCAGCAGCTGCCTCTTTTTCTGCTATATCTTCTAATTCATGCTGCTTCATCATCTTTCGATGTAAATTAAGAATTAATTCATTTTCTATATCATGATATTTAACAACAAAATTTGTCTTATACATTTATATTAATTAATGAAAAGTCTTTAAATTAATATAATTATTATTTTGTAACAAAGTTATAATGCTTATTCGTTTTTTCGCTTTGCTTTTTTCGCTTTGTTTTTTTCGCTTTGCTTATGCATACTGTCCCGCTGTATGTGCCGTGTAAAAATCACGATCTCTTGTTAGTTCTCGTGATGGAACACCGCCTCGAATCCAGCCCTCCGATGCCATGCCTTCAATCAAATTAGTAGGATTTTGAATAGTTTCCTTAACCTCTGGAATCAAAGGCGTAGTATGGAACTTCAAGTAACTCTTTTCAGTTAGACCGGTTATGGTTCTCTTGTTAGTTATCGCTTCTCCTTGCTGGATTTGGGATTCCAAAATAGGATCGACTGAACCTCTTCCTAAAAAGGGCACGGTGGCAAATGGGCGCTGAAACAAGTCAATTCGGCATCGAGGGTGCGTTTGAATAGTGCCAATTAGAAGACGAGAACTGTCGTCAATGTTGGAGCCGCAAATATCGGATCCCATTGTGCCTGAATAGTTGACACATGGTTGCGTAACCGCTAGTTGTCTGGCCTTTGACATAGTGCAGTCTTGTCTGAAATAATTCTGCAACAAGTAGCTGCATGCTTGAGCGTTCTCAATGGAGTTGATATCTTGGCTACAACTGTCATCGCCTAATCTTGAAATATTGTTAAATGTATAATCTGAAACAAAAGCCATTTTATATATTAATAGAATATAAAAATCCACCTTTTTCTTTAGAAAAGGCAAAACCTTTTCTAAAGTAAAGGTGGAGCCAAAGTTAAAACAAAAGTTGAAACAAAATTGTTTCTAAATGTGTAAATATATTTTTAAAAGGTGGAAAAAGATATTAAAAATAATAGTATTATAATATCATTATATGAATGATCAATTAGTTCAAGGCATTTACTTTCAAAAAAAGTTACCAATGGAAATCATTTATATCATTTTAAAATATTTACAACAGCCACAACCAGTTGTTTTGTTAGATGATATTTATAATTTCTCTAAAACAATGCCTATTATAACTAACAAATATTATAGAAAATGGATTATTGAGTGGCAGTCAAAAGAAGGGGAAGATATAAATTGGCTTGAAAATGATCTGATACTTTATGCAAATGAATACGCTCCAACTCTTGTTGGTATGCAGCCTAAATTTAAAGCAATACTTGGTCGCTTTTGTAATGTTAAAAAAGCAAGTCAATACATTTTTAATAATTATGCTTATTCCAATAATCTTACAGCAAAAACTCGAGCAAACATATTGTGGGGATTATTTACGCCTGCAGAGCGTGATGAGTTTATTCAAAGTTGTCACCATTAATGCTCTCAAATTTAAATTAAAATATATCGATAATTGTCTTTTACTCTCATCATGGCTCCTTCTGGAGTAGATTCTTTTGCGCTGTACATATTTCCGAATAAGTATTCCGAAAATGCACCTTGATCATTTGCTACACGTGTGTTTGCAGTAGAATAGAATCTCATCATAGAATTATCCAAATCATAATTATCTTTTAGGTCTCCGTATAGCTGCTTATTTGTATTAATTATGCCAGGATTTAGCATCTGAGTTTGTTTTTTAACGGAAGCATTAATGTCATCATAAACATCCGGATTGAAACTAGGTGCCGCCGCTTTTCTGTTAGGTTGATCCATGATGTCGGTCAAAAGCACATTACCGAAGGGATTCTTCTTGGTTGTTGGGTGAAAATCGCTGCGTAAAAGTGTTTCTAAAGTAACTGGATTGGTCGTCATTTGAGAAGAAGCAATAGAACCCATAGACAATCCTTTAGGATTATTTACTTGAAAGCCTTCCACATCTTGTTGTGTCAATGCTTTCACAATCTTTTGTTTTCTAAATTTGTAAAGAGAAACGATAATAGCCAAAGTAACGGCGCCTATAATTAAAAAATGTGTTTTTCGAGTAAATAAGAAGCCTAAAAGAGACAATAGAATGACAATACGGCTAATTGCATTTAATTTGGCTTCGAATGTTAGGTTAGAAGTAGGCCATAATTGCAACATACTGTCTTTATTGAATATGATAGTTGGATCATTGGACCAAAATGGAGTTGTCATTATATATATATAAATCTTTAAAATTTTAGATTTATATATTGTTTAGAACTAACAAATATTTAATATTTATTTCTTCTTTTTACCTTTTTTGGAGGAAGGTTTTGATTCAGTTACAGTTGGTTCACTTTTTGGTTCAGGTTTTGCTCCTCTAGGTGTTTTTTCCACCTTTTCACCTGTGCTAAATATTTTGATAATATCTTCCTCAGAAATTGTTGGTTTACTTGGTTGATCCTGAGCCTTTGTCGATTTATTCGCTTCAGCTTTATTCGCTTCGGCTTTAGCTTGCATACGCTCACGCATTTTAGCTGCCTTCATGTTTTTATTTAAATTTGCTTCCATGGCGCCCATATTCATTTTTGCTCCTTTTCCTAACCCAGGAATGCCCATTTGGCTAAACATTTTCTGCATGTCTCCCATTCCGGGCATTGATTGCATCTTATTTAAAAGATCCAT